GACGCCCAAAGCAGGCCGCCTGATGTCTACGCCACTGATTAACCTGTCGCCTGAGCAGATGGCCGACGCCAAAATGGGGGACGTGACCGGGCGCGACCACTACGAGGGGGTGCCGTTCGAGCAAGTGGTTGCCGTGCTCACCCGCTGGCTCGACAAGGAGCCGCATGAGCGACGCTTAGCGCAGAGCGCAACCGAGCGACGCCTCGATCAGATTTTTTCGATTTTGCTTTGGGTAGTCGGCGTGCTGCTTGTCCAGGCGATCGTGGTCAGCGTGGCCCTGTTCATCACCCTGACGGCATTACTCAATCTGGTGGGCCCGCACCTGATCGCGGGAGCATGACGATGTACGAGAAGGCGATCATGTATGACCCGCAGACTCGCGATTTTGCCTGCTACCTGGATGGGGAATTGGTGGGTTTTGCCCGCACGTTCCAGGAGGGGGAGGAGCTGCTGGACGAGTTGGTGTACGAACTGCTTAACGGCGAGTATTTCGACGATGAGGCGACGTAGGTGGACGAGCTGGTCTACTACACCTGCACCGACCAGCGCGCCGCCCAGAGCGAGGCCGAGGAGCGCTTCCTGGCCCGCGTGGCAGCCGCCGGCGTGCCCATCGTTCCCCAGGTCAAATTGGGGCAGAACTGGGTGTTTGATGCCGCAGTAAACGGCACACGGCTCCTTATCGAGTACCACGGTGACTATTGGCACAACCGGCCCGAGGTCGTCGAGCGCGACGCCCGCAAACAGCAGTGGGCCGACGATGAGGGCTACCTCATTGTGACCGTGTGGGAGCGCGACGAGCAGGCCGACCCCGACGGCGAGCTGGCCCGCGTGGTGGACGCCTACGCGCAGGTGCAGGCCTTCGCCGCAGTGGAAGGTAACACAAGTAACACGCCCGAGCCCGAAACGCCGCCCCCACCACGCTCCGCGTACGGCGACTGGCGCGACCGCTTCCTGGAGCAACTGGCCGAGGCAGGCATCGTGCGCGAGGCATGTCTGGCCGCTGGGGTAGCCCGCAAGACCGCCTACGTCGCCCGCAAGGCGGATGAGGGCTTCGCTGATGACTGGAAGCTCGCCCTTGCCGACGCGGCCGATACGGCACTCGCGACCTACAAGCGGCGCGGCTTTCAGCAGAGCGATCGGGCGATGGAGTTCTTCATCAAGTCGCGCGACCCCGAGACCTTCGGCGAGCGCACCGGCACCATCGACCTGGTGCTGAAATATCTGGATCTCACCCGCCTCAGTGATCACCAGGTCGAACAACTCGCCGCCGGCCTCGATCCCGTCCGCGTTCTCCTTGAGCCTCAGAGCCCAAGCGGAGGCGGAGCGCCGTCGGCGAACCGCCACGGGGCATGAATTTCAACGCTACCAAACTAACCCCGAAGGCTACGCCGAAAACGTGCTTGGCGTGCAATGGTACTTCCGTCAGGTGGAGATTGCCCAGGCCCTCTTGACCCCGCCCTATCGTGTCTTAGTGAAAGCGTGCCATAACGTCGGCAAAACCTTTCTTGGCGGCAGTTTGGTCAATTGGTTTTTCGATAGTTTCCAGCCGTCAATCACACTGACGACCGCTCCGACCGCCAGGCAGGTTAATGACCTCTTGTGGAAGGAGGTACGAGTCCAACGCCGCGGCCGCGGCGGGTTTCCCGGCCCGAAAGTCCCCAGATTGGAGACGGCCCCGAACCACTTCGCCCACGGCTTCACCGCGCAGGACGGCGAATCGTTTCAGGGCCATCACGCGCGCAACCTCTTCTTGCTCTTCGACGAAGCGGTTGGCGTCGAGCCGGTCTTTTGGGAAACGGCGGAGAGCATGTTCGCCGGTGAGGGACACGCCTGGCTGGCCATTTTCAACCCGACCGACACCGCAAGCCAGGCCTACATTGAGGAGTTGAGTGGCGGCTGGCACGTCATTAGTCTCAACGTCTTGGAGCATCCCAACATTGCGGCTGAGCTGGCCGGGCTTCCGCCCCCGTATCCTTCCGCTATTCGCCTGGCTCGCGTCGATACGCTCATTCGCAAGTGGTGCCGCCCGTTGGACGCCGGCGAGCCCGTCATCACCGATATCGAGTGGCCACCCCAGTCCGGCCAGTGGTATCGCCCCGGCCCGATCGCCGAAGCTCGCCTACTTGGCCGTTGGCCCTCAGCCGCGACGAACACCGTCTGGAGCGACGCCGCCTTCACCCAGGCCGAGCTGAGCGTCATTCCTGAGCCCACCGACCAACCCGTAGAAATCGGCTGTGATGTCGCCAGATTTGGCGATGACTTCACCGAGATCCATGTGAGAAGGGGTGCGGTGAGCTTGCACCACGAAGCCGCAAACGGCTGGGGTACCGACGAGACGGCTGGCCGACTGAAGCAGCTGGCGAAGCAGTGGGGTGCCTACGTCGGCATGGAGGGGCCAAAGGTGGCCGTGAAGGTGGACGACGACGGGGTGGGCGGCGGGGTCTACGACCAGCGCGGTGAGTTCAACTTTATCGGCATCTCGGCAGCGGAGACCGCGATCGACCCCGACGGCTACCCTAATCGGCGCTCCGAACTCTGGTTCTCGGTTGCGGAACGTGCGCTGCGCGGCGGCCTTTCACTCGCCCGCCTCGACCCCGAAACCCGGCGCGACCTGCGCCGCCAGGCCATGGCACCGACCTGGAAGGTGGACGGGCAGGGCCGACGCCAGGTGGAGCGCAAGGACGAGACGAAGAAGCGCATCAAGCGCTCGCCCGATGGCATGGATGCGGTGAATCTCGCCTATACGCCCTCGACCGGTCGCCGGGCCGCAGGGAAAACCCTCAAGTTATGGACGCGCTAAACGCTACGACCTCTGCAAGCTATGCGGTTGGGCAGGCTGCGATCGCGGCCCCGCGCTCGGTGTTCGATACCGTTGCGGATCTCGGCCCCTACCGCGACCGCTGGCAGGCGCGGTGCGTGGCCTACGAACACTGGCGGGCCTACTATCGCGGCACGGCCTACAACAAGCCCGAGCTGCTGAAGGCCCTGAAGCTCTACAGCGGCATACGGCAAATCTTCGGCCCGCTGCGCCGTGCCGTGCGCGTGGACGTGGCCAAAATACCCGGCGGCTGGCACCTCGACCCCGGCAGCGAGGACGAGGGTCGCGAGGCGGTGCCCGATGTGGTTGCACGGGCGGTGCAGGAGATTCGCAGCTGGAGCCGCTACCGTGCGAGCTACGGTCGCGCCGTGCTGCATGGCGCGACCGCTGGCGAATTCAGTCTGCTAGTAGTGGACGACCAGATCGCGAAGACGGTCGCAATCGTGCCGCTCCGCCCCGACGAGGTGGTAACGGGCGAGCTTGCCGACGGCACGCCCTTCGGCCTGGTGCTCAAGCAGGGCCTCGCCGACCGCCGCGGTCGCTACGAATACGCCGCCCTCTACACGCCCACTGAGCTGCGCACCTTCCGCAATGGCGACGCCTTCGACTATGACGGCGGGGGCTCCACGCGCCCCAACCTTCAAGGGCGTGTGCCCCTGTTGCTGGCTCCCTACCGCGCTGGCGAGGATGGTGTAGGCGAGAACGCCTTTGCCGGGGCGGCCGAGCTGCTCGACCGCGTGAACGACGCGGCCAGCCAGGCGCTCGACGTGGTGCAGCGCAACGCCGAGCCGCTTGTGGTCTTCAGCGGGGTCGATGAGGTGGAGATGGAGCCCGGCTCCAACGCCGTCACGCTCCAGCGCCCCGAGGCGAAGGTCTACACGGTGGCCCCCAACCTGGCCATCGACCAGGCCGTCGCACTCATCGACCGTGTGCTGGCCGAGTTCAAGAACGTCCTCCCTCAACTCATTCTCGACCAGCTCGTCAGCCGCAACGATCTCGCCTACGACACGGTGCTGACACTCTGCATGGAGCTGATCGACCACGTGCGCGATGTGCGCACCCACGTCGATACCGCGATTGAGACCGCCGAGCGCTGGGCGATTGAGGCTGGGCTCCAGATGGGCCTCTTCGCTGGGGCCGATCCCGCAGCCCACCGCCTCGACCCCGACCGCCCCGTGATCGAGCCCGGCCCGAACGCCAAAGTTGCCCTGGAGGGTGCCAAG